CGCGGGTCATGCCTATTATCGAAACGGACAAAGTCTTCAACCTAATGGGCGGCAAACCTATCCGTTCCATGGACATTCAGCAAATTGGCAACTCTTACCTCATGGTGGTGCCAGCCACTGAGGGCAGTGCGACTTCCACACCTGCTGACTTTGTGATGGTGGACGAAGTTGACTTATCAAATCAACAAATGGTTGGCTTGCTCGGCTCGCGTATGCAGGCATCCAATTTCCGTATCATGCAGCAGTTCAGCACCCCAACTTTCGAGGGTTTCGGCATCCAGCAAGGTTATGCCACAACTGACCAGCGTGAGTATTTTATTAAGTGCAGTTGTTGTAATCATTGGCAGTTACCTTTGTTTACAAAGGACTTCGTCCACATCGACGGGCTGCCTGATGAGATTAAACTGACTGATATTGATACCTCAATTATCGACAAGTACGAGCTGAAGCTAAACCATGTGGCCGTTACCTGTATTCAATGCGGGTCACCGTTAGACCTGTTGCACGGCAAACGTGAATGGGTCGCTGAGTTTCCTCACCGTGAACACGCCCGAGGCTACCGCGTTCGGCCCTTCAGCGTTTCTACTTTGTCTCCAGCTTACATTATCAGTGAACTTATCAAGTACCGAGACCGAGACTTCCTTCGTGGTTGGTATAACACCGTGCTGGGTGAGACCTTTGAAGAGTCGGCCAGCCGCTTAACTGAAGCAGAATTGAACCCTTGCTTCCATCTTGGGGAAGTTCCTGTCGGCTCAGATTACTTCATCGGCATCGACGTAGGTTCCATTTGCCATGTCACCATCGGCTGTAGCCTTGCAGGTCTAAAATCAGGTGTGGACGTAGTCGAGTTCCTTACGGTCAGCAATGATGACCTACTGGAGCGGGTAAAAGCGTTGGATGAGAAGTACCACTTCAAGCAAGGCTGCGTGGATTTGTTCCCTGAGCAAACCTTGGCCAAATCCTTATTCGATGCTACCAACGGCAGGATTATCCCTGTTCACTACACAGGCAGTGTGGAGATCTCGGATAAAATTGAGTCGCGTAAAACCTTGCAGGTGGACAGAACAGGTCACTTGGACAGCTTGGCTAATCTCGTGCGCGGCAGCCTTATCACGTTCTACAATTTTGGCCAACAAAAGGACACCATCAAGTCCCACCTACGCGATATGGTGCGTGAGAAAAATGGGGAGAAAACCCCAGTCTGGCGTAAACTCACAGGCCATGACCATTATTTCCATAGCCTTGCCTATATGTCCACCTCCATTAAATTTTACCGTGGGGAGTTTACTGGATATAAGGAAGAGCCAGTGAAAACGATTCTGTCTTATGGGGCGATTAACCTTGGTGGCCAAAGTAAAGCAAACCTGTGGGGACATCAAAGCAGGGGTTATTAAGTAAGCCGCTGCTCTGCTATACTCCCACCTAATTAACAAATTTTGTACAAGAGGCGTAACCTCATGGCGACTAGCTTAACCAGTAAATTAGGTCAGATTCTCTTACCTAAGAAGACTCCAAGCCCACAAGGGGTGGCTAATTCGCCGACCTTCCAAAGCAACAGTTCCGCGAACGTGTTAACCGTTCCCACCTATCGTGACCATCTAACGGATATTTTCACGACTCGGTCTGCTGACGATGCCAATACGCTTCTCCAGAGCCTGCTGGTTCAAGACCCCGATGCTTCCGCTTCGGTTAATGCCTACCTCACCACGGCAGATACCGAGCCTGTTATTTACGTGAAAGATGTCAATGACAAGATTGATCGAAACGGCCAAAAGACTTTGAACGCCATTCTTGATACTTTGACCACTCGCTATGACTACGTCACTGTAGGTTTTCAGTACAAACCCACGCTACGCGCAATGGCTGAAGAGCTTCGCTATATGTTGCTTTTGCGCGGTATGCTTGTCGGTGAAGCCGTCATCAGTAAGGAAGGTATCTTTGATACCATCCGTTTAATCGACCCAATCAGCTTAGAGTGGTTTGAGAAGACTAATGGTCGGCTTACTCCAGAGCAAGTTCCCACAGGTGGGGGCAATAACATCTCGCTTGATGTGGTATCAGTCTTTGCGGCCTACTATCGCCAAGATCCCACAAAGGCTTACTCAAACTCACCCTTTGTGTCGTCGATTAACACGGTCGCAGCTCGCCAGCGCATTATCAACGACCTGTATCGTATTATGACTTTGACAGGTTATCCTCGTTTGGATATTACTGTTCTTGAGGAAGTGATTGCCAATAATGCTCCTTTGGACATTAAGGCCGACCCTGCTAAGTTTACTCAGTACGTTAACAATACGATTACATCTATCACCAACACGGTAACCAACCTTCGTGCCGACCAAGCGTTTGTTCACACAGATTCCATCAAAGCGGACATGGTTAATACCAAGTCGGCAGGCATGACCTTGGATATTGAGCCTATTGTTAAAACCCTTAACGCCCAGAACCAAGCAGCTCTGCGAGTGATGGCCACAACTTTGGGCCGAGGTGAGTCTGGTGTAAATACAGCGTCGGTCGAGGCAGCTTTGTTTGCCAAAAATGCTGAAGCTCTTAACACCCCTATCGCTGAATTGTGGGAACAGATTTTCACTTTTGTTCTCCGTCTAACAGGTTCGACTTCCCGTGTCGTCGTCAAATTTCGCCCAGTCGAGCTTCGCCCAGCTACAGAGTTGGAAGCCCAATTGGTGCTAAGACAGGCTCGACTGCTAAAAGACCTAAGTCTAGGTATTATTGAGGATGACGATTACCATCTGGAAATGTTCGGACGTATTAGACCAGACTCCGCACCAATCTTAAGTGGGACAGGCTTTGCCGATGCAGGCAGCGTAGTTGACGCAGGCGGTATCTCACCAAACAATGACCCGACAGGCCGATCGGTTAGCTCGGCAGCAGATAAAACCGTAAAAAGTAATGCTGTTAAGAAGTAGCTAAGGTAAAATAGCCTTAGAGTCCTACGCGAAAGCTGGGGGAATCTTTTGACCAAGGAAAAAGATTTTTAGTTAAGATTCAAAGCACCACTTACGAGCGTAAGTGGTATAAAAGAAAAAGCCCTCAAAGAGGGCTTCAGTAATCTTCTATTCTTCATGACCGCTCTTTACCTAAGGCATTGAACATCACGTTGTTGCTGTTGGTACCAAACAGAGAAGACCATAACAAGTAACTTACTGAAACCTCCAATGAAGGCTTTCGCTCGGTCGAGAACTCCCAACCCTTTCGAGGTTACAAACTTTACTCTTTTGGAGCAGCCGTCGGTAGCTCTTACACTCGCAGGTTTATGTTTTCGTAGATTCTATCGCCGTAAGGCGATGTCGCCAACTATATGGCCACTACTCAGACGATACCTGCAAACGCCTTTTAGTTCTAAAAGGGTTCTTCCGTGAGGTCGATGCACTTACAGTACATTTAAGCTAACCCTTAACGGTCGGCTCGATTGTCTCACGATTTACAGAACCACAAACTTGGCAGCGAGGGACAGAATCAAACTGCCTTCTTCGGTTTTGGAGACCGACGTAATATCAATATACGACCAAGCTGTATTTGGCGGAAGATGAAAGAATCGAACTCTCAGCTTTAACACTGGCATGACTTTCAAAGCCACTTTGTACCCTGTACGCCATCTTCCAAGTTGCTGTTACCATGGCAGGACTTGAACCTGCAACCTTATTCGTGAACGATTGCTCTGTCATACTTTGAGCTACATAGTAACCGACTAACCTTTCCTCCGTGCCGCCCAGAGCTTGATTGACACGACCTAGGAAGCCAATCAATTCAACTGTGTAAAAGGTTATGCGGTTATTAAGTAAACTACCCCCTTCTTTTCGGCAACGGCAAGGGGTTAACCGTCAATCAAGGGCACAACAAACTAAAAGCCCTCACCTTCTTCCTTTTGGCTAAAACCTACACCCTTCATGGAGTACCGCTTGATCTCGGTAGTTAGCACCATAGCGAGGAAGCCGCGCTGAGTTGATAGAATAGCTTTGAGCTTTTATTTTGTCTGTATCTGGCTTGTAACTTTTACAATGTATTTGCAAACCTAGCCCCACTATAGTAATCTTTACCTATCTACAAAATTCACACAAAAGTAAGCCATGAAACGTATTGAATTAACGGAAAGAATTAAGGCCCTTATTACCGCTTCCGTTGGTGATACAATTGACTATGAGAAGATTGCTGCCTTTGAAGCGACAGCCGTTACTAGCTTACCGTTAAACAAACGCGGCACTATTTTTAATAAAGGTCAGATTACTGCTGAGACTTTTGTTGAAGCAGCTAACCTCTTGAACACAGGTACTTTTGTACCCTTGCATACCCTTCATGAGCAAGGTTACGAAATTCCAGTAGGCCGAGTATTTTACGGCGAACACGTTAAGTCTCCTCAAGGTACTGATGAGCTTCGCGCTCTGTTCTTTGTGGATGGTACAAGCCCAGATTTAATCTCTC